AACACCAATCTGATTCCAAGTGCATATAAAAATTATGTGCCCTTTGGCAATTTTGATGATGTATTGTCAATCGTTTCTTCCATGCGGTTCTTTCCTGTTTTCATTTCAGGTCATTCCGGTAATGGTAAAACAATGTCGGTTGAGCAAGCCTGCGCTAAATCAAAGCGTAAATTTGTTTGCGTGTCAATGACGCCTGAAACTGATGAGAGCGACCTTCTCGGCAACTATGTTCTGATTGATGGTAACATGGAATGGAGAGATGGTCCCGTGACCACGGCTGCTCGGCAAGGTGCTGTTCTCTGTATCGATGAAATCGATTACGGTGCTCAGAATCTGTCCTCGCTACAGCGTGTTCTTGAGGGCAAACCTTTCATGCTGAAAAAGAAAGGCGAGTTGATTACACCTGCGCCTGGTTTTACCGTGTTTGCTACAGCGAATACAAAGGGTAAAGGCTCTGATGACGGCCGCTATATGTTTACCAATGTACTTAACGAAGCCTTTCTTGAAAGATTTCGTACTACAATGGAACAAGAGTTCCCTCCCGTCAAAACCGAGCGCAAGATTATTGAAAAAGAATTGGTTTCTGTTGGCCGTGATGATGAAGGCTTTGCCGAAAAACTCGTTACATGGGCTGATGTAATTCGTAAAACATTTGCCGATGGTGGTTGTGATGAAGTGATTTCTACTCGGCGTTTGGTGCATATCGTCGAAACTTACGGCATCTTTGGTGATAAGATGAAGGCAATTACTCTGTGCTTGAATCGTTTTGATGATGACACCAAGGCATCGTTTATTGACCTGTATACCAAGGTTGATGCTGGCGCTTCTGTTGAACAATTGCTTGCCCCTGTGATTGAGTCTGAAACACCTGAAACTGGCAATAATGAAAACAAAGATAAGGAAATTTCTTTCTAGTAGTCGGTAGTTCGGCACTTATCCCACGGTTTACCTGTGGGATTTTTTTATTCTTTGCCTGAATAGTGTTGACAAGAAATGCATGAGGTGATATACTTTAACATAATTTAAGAGAACGGTCTCCTCTTAAAATGCAATAGCGTAGGTTGCTTCTTTGGTAATCTACATTTAATTTTGAGACTATTTTATGGAGTATTTTTAATGAGTAAACTTTCAGTTAAACAGCGTCTTTTGACGTTCCTTTCCAAAGAAGATGGATATAATACTTTTAGCACGGCACAAGCAAGGGCTCGCTTTGGTATTGTAAACGTTTCGGCGCGCATTGCGGAGCTTCGTGAAGAAGGGTTTCCTATCTACACAAACACCAAATCGCGCTCAGACGGTAGCAAAGTTGCCGTTTATCGCATGGGCACCCCATCGCGCTCTATGAAGCGTGAAGCTCGCGCTAAAGGCATCAAGCTGCAAAACGTCTTTGCCTAAGATTATTTCTTAGTTTGATGGTAGAGGGAGATAAATAAAAATATCTCCCTCTTTTTTTTAATAATGGATATATCATGGAAATAAAAGTTGAATTAGAAAAACTTAGAAAAAATAAACTTTTTATTGCCACGCCAATGTATGGTGGTATGGCACATGGTTTGTATATCAAATCAAGTCTAGACTTGCAATTAACAATGAACAAATATGGAATTGAAACAAAGTTTTCATTCCTATTTAATGAATCTCTTATTACTCGCGCACGAAATTACCTAGTCGATGAATTTCTTCGCTCAGACCATACGCATCTATTATTCATTGATTCGGACATTCATTACAGTCCACAAGACGTTCTTGCCTTAATGGCATTGGATAAAGATGTAATTGGTGGCCCGTATCCAAAAAAATCAATTAATTGGAGTAATATTGCACAAGCTGCACGGTCTCATCCTAATCTTGACCCCAAAGAGCTTGAACAATTAGTTGGCGAATATGTTTTTAATGTTGTAAAAGGCACAAAGCAATTTACTGTTACAGAGCCACTTGAGGTGATGGAAATTGGAACAGGTCACATGATGGTTAAACGGGAAGTATTTGAAAAAATGGAGAAAGAATATCCAATGATTCGATATAAACCCGACCATGTTGGTCAAGCAAACTTTGACGGCTCACGATACATTCATGCTTACTTTGACACGGTAATTGACACAAAAGACTCTATTGTTGGTGGTGGTTCTGATCGTTATCTAAGTGAAGATTACATGTTTTGTCAAATGTGGCGTAAAATGGGCGGACAAATTTTTTTGTGCCCGTGGATGAAAACACAACACATTGGCACTTATCCATTTACAGGTAACATGCCAGCAGTTGCACAACACACAGGTAAGCTATGACAAAAAATGAGCTTGTTAAAGCAAGTCAAACTGCCACAACAGGCGGTCGTAAATTTGATGGAAATAAATTGCAATATGGTTTACTGCCACCACTTGCATTGAAAGCAATAGTTGATGTATTAACCTTTGGTGCAGAAAAATATGAACCCGATAATTGGAAATATGTTCCAGATTCCAAAAGGAGATATTTCGATGCATTGCAAAGGCATCTGTGGGCATACAAAGAAGGTGAACAAATGGACCCAGAAACAGGCAAGCACCATTTAGCACATGCACTTTGTTGCCTCATGTTTTTGTATGAGCATGATATACTGTATTCTGTTGATAAATCTTAATTATGGAGTATTAAATGAAATTAACGAATGAAACGCTGTCGGTATTGAAGAACTTTGGAATAATTAATCAAGGTATCTTTTTCAAAAAAGGTAAGACACTTAAAACTGTTTCACCACATAAAAACATTCTTGCTGAGGCTACAATCAAGGAAGAAATTCCCGCAGACTTTGGCATCTATGATTTGAACAATTTTCTTTCTGTTGTGGCACTCAACAAAGATGACCCATCGTTTGCGTTTGAATTTGATGCAAAACATGTTCTCATTGTTGGTAATAAAGGGCGTTCAAAATTTGAATTTAGATTCTGTGAACCAACAATGATTGTTACACCACCCGAGAAACAATTTGCAATGCCTGAAGCTGAAATTAAGTTTACTTTTTCCGCTGAGGATTTTGATTGGGTACTTCGTGCTGCATCTGTTCTATCCTCTCCGCATATTGCAGTTGAATCGGATGGAAAGAAAATAAATGTCATTACCCTGGATTTACAGAGCGATGCCTCACATAAAGATGTTTTTGAAATCGCTACTGGCAACGGTAACAAATATAAAATGATTTTTAAGACTGAAAACATCAGTAAAGTAATGCCTGGTTCATATGATGTTTCAATCTCATCAAAGGGCGTTTCGCACTTTAAAAACAAGAACACTCCAATTCAATATTATATTTCTACCGAAGCAGGTTCTAAATTTGAAGCTGTGTAATTTTATTATGCGATTCGTGGAGGGTTTATATTATGGAACACCTGATTTGGACCGAGAAGTACAGGCCTAAGACAGTAGAAAATTGTATTCTTCCTGAAAGACTTAAAAAGCCTTTTCAAGAATATGTAAATCAAAAAAACATACCCAACCTATTACTAAGTGGCGGCGCCGGCGTAGGTAAGACTACCATTGCGAAAGCCATGTGTAATGAGGTTGGCTGTGATTTCATGGTCATCAATGGTTCTGATGAATCTGGCATTGATACATTTCGAACCAAAATTAAAAATTATGCTTCAGCAATGTCATTATCTGGCGGCCGCAAGGTCATCATTATTGATGAAGCGGATTATTTAAATCCTAATTCAACACAACCTGCACTTCGTAATGCAATTGAGGAATTTGCAGGCAATTGTTCGTTCATCTTTACCTGTAATTATAAAAATCGAATCATTGAACCATTGCACTCTCGATGTGCAGTCATTGATTTTAATTTGAAGAATGGTGAGAAGACTAAAATAGCATCTTCATTTTTCAAGCGTATTCAATCAATTTTGCAAAGTGAAAAAATTGATGCGGATGATAAAGTTCTAGCTGAATTAATTAAGAAGCATTTTCCAGACCTTCGTCGTGTTCTTAATGAACTACAGCGCTATTCGCAATTCGGAAAGATTGATAGTGGCATCCTTACGCAAATTGCTGATGTATCAATCAATGAATTAACTAAATCAATTGCATCTAAAGATTTTTCTGCTATTCGTAAGTGGGTTGCAACACACGAAATAGATAGTACCGTTCTTTATCGTAAATTGTATGATTCTCTTTACGATATATTGAAGCCTCAATTTATTCCTCAGGCAGTTATCATTCTTGCGGATTATCAATATAAGGCAGCTTTTTGTGCTGATCAAGAAATCAACACGGTTGCTTGTTTAACTGAGATGATGGTGTCTTGTGAATTTGTATGAACACAACTCTACTTGGCGGTAAATTATTAGGTTGGTTTAAATGTGATGATGTTTATGGATTTTCAAACAACATCGAATCTGCTGTTTATGCTTTTGGTGTTTTTTCTAAAGTTCCATCTAAAACTGAATTACCTATTAATTTAAAAGAGGTTTGTTATATTGGCCAAACTGGAGGTCAAGAAAAAACTTTTGACAAAAAAAATAAAGATACGGGTCGTGGATATCTGATAACATCCTTTCATAAAAGAATGAAAGACCACGCAGCAAAAGATAAGATTAAATTGATCAAAGAGAATATGAGTGCTTCCGACGTTTTATGTGTTTGTATTATAACACCTAAAGAATATATGGATACAACAACATTAAAACAATGGTTACTCGCTTCAGAGAGTGAATTGATTAGTTGTTATGGTTTGATATTTGGAAATGCTCCACAATACAATTTTGCACACCAATCGAATAGAACTTCTATTAAAGAGAATTCGTATTCTCAAAAAGCAGTTAAAGAATTAAAACAAACAAACTTGTTTAATAATAATTTTTATGAATGACATCTTCATCGGAATATTTGATTGGATAAAAAATGACTGGCACAGTAACAAGTTTCGTTTTGTTATTGAGGTTCTTGCTTGGATTATTAGTATTGGGTGTAGTATTACTATGGCACTTACCGTCCCATATCCTCCTCTTTTAGTGTTGTATCCTGTTTGGATCTTTGGCTGTTCCATGTATGCTTGGGCTGCTTATACTCGAAAATCATTTGGGATCTTTGCTAATTATTTTTTGCTCACCACAATCGATACCATTGGCTTAACTAGGATGCTGGCATGAGTAATCCATTTAATTATGTTAATGCGATATTACAAAATAAGAAACAACTGATTATTGATGAAATTACAGAAAAAGAGTATATCCCATTTCTGACTAATCGCGCATTATCCT